ATGCAGGAGGGGGGTTTGTTTTGCGAGACCCCCTCCCCCCCTACCTCACTATGTCCTCAGACCTGAATGTCCATCGATGTGTTACCTTGTTCGTCGATCTTTCGATGAACACCAAGAACGTTGAAGCGAACAATCTCATCGATAGCTGCTTCGATTGCGGCGCTCTGATCAGCTTCAGAAAGTTCATCTGAAGTGATTGTGATTCGAGCAAGCAAGCCAGTTGTATGGTAGCCGGCCGCTTCATCGTATGCGTACCACTCATCGAAGTGTGTCCACGGATTGTGTGGATTGTCGACTGTGGTTAGCATGTGCAGTGTGCTCAACCCTCACCTCCTATGGATGTCTTGAGTGTGGTCACTGAGACACCAAGGGCTGCTGCCACCTCTGCCTGGGTGTACCCAGAACGAAGCATGGCCTCAGCACGATTCTGCTTACTTGGTGTCATGGTTGCTCGTTCACGTGGGGTTGCGCGTTCTTTTACATTGTCGAGATCAGCGTTTGCAAGGATTCTCTCGAGCTTACTCGCTGAGATAGCACCTGCTTGAATGGCATCCCACTCACTGTCTGTGATCTCAACACGGATCTTCTTAGCACCGGTGCGTGCCCGGGCCATAGCCAAGGCCTGTGCCCTAGCCTTCTTCTGATCCGATGCTTCCATGTCCGGGTTAGCGGCCCGCTTCTGGGCATAGGTGGCGTTCGCTAGGACCTGGGCTTGTCTCTCAAGGGGGGCGTTCCTAAGAGCGACGTTCAACTTCGCGTTGAGGGAGGCCACTTCGTTTGCATAGGCGGTCTTTGCAGAAGGCGATAGGGGGATAGCCTTCGTACGTAGTGCCGCCAACCTAGCCTGATTGGCCAGACCTTTCAGCTTATTGGAGTGGTCGGCATAGACCCTCTCGATGGGGGTACCAGAAGAGAGGTCATGTGCGTTGTCTACCTCTGCTAGCTTGGTCGACTTCTGTGTCTTGGGTACGACCTTGCCTGTTCGGTCGGTGAACGTGTTACCCGTCTCGGTAAAGATCTTTCGCCCAGTAGTGGGGTCTGTCTTGAACCCCTGCTTGCGTTCGTTCACTCGGATGTCCGAGCTTGCCCTCGAGATGAGGGTCTTGGCACCAGCCCGAGCACCACCTTGGTACTTGGACTTCAACTGAGCAATACCGTTGTCGATGGCCGACTGACGATAGTTCAGGTTGTGCTTCTCAGCATCGATGACAACCATGGAGTGCCGAACTGCTCGAGCAAGCTCGGCGTGGGTAGCGCCACGGATGGTCATGTCGGTGATGAGATTGGAGACCACACCCATCTCGATCTGCTTGGTACGTGCGGACATGCGCGGCATTCCCTCATACGCTGCGTATGTCTTCTTTGCGTCGAAGGTCTTGAGTCCCTCGAGTGGTGGTGAGGTCTTGACTTTCCCGTGGGGATTGGGAATGACCAGCACCGTATCGCCGTCGAAGTCTGCTCCCGAAAGAACCTCAGCCACCTTGTGATGGATGCCGACCGCATCCTTTGCGTTCCCGATCGAATGCTTGGCTTCGCGGTTGTTGTTGTTCACCGTGAGTTCAGGAATCTCGAAGACGCCACCGTGAGGGTGACGAACAAGGACGACGCGCTCTCCATTCTTGAAGTTGGGCGCGTAGATCTCATGTTGTTTGATCGAGGCGATCGGAAGGATCACGTGGTTCGATGTGCGAGGAAGGCCGGCTGCTTTCAGATGTACGGCTGCCGAATCCGCATCATCAGCAAACGACTCGAGCAACTTCTTCTTGACTGTTGGGTTGTTGAGCGACATGATCTCGTCGAACTCTCGCTGTTTGCGATCGTAGGTCATGTCGAGTTGACCCTTGGCCAGACTTTTCGACTGCTTCGACAGGAACTGAGACGACAAGGTCTTCGACCATTTATCCCAGTCGCCTTCTTCGTTAACCACATTCATGACACCATGTTGACGTTTGATCGATGCTCCAAACGGGCTGTCCGGATCATCGCTCATCTTCTTCATAGCATCGTGCTTGTTGCCCGTGTCGCTCTTGTTGGTGTTGAAGACGACGTCCACCCCTGCAGGCAAGTCATCCTTGTACATCGCCATGCCTTTGAGGTAGTGCGTACCGTCAACGGCGATGCGCACCTGTGCATACCGGGAGCTCCCCAACGAGAGATCGTCAAGACCCGGTCGTACGTAGATGACACCATCAGCATTGGCGCCACCTTCCTCGGCGTAGCGAACCTTCACTCGCTTGGAGCTCAGAGACTTCGGAGGATGGATGGGGATGTAGCTTTTCCCGCCATCTTCCGAGACGTTTGCGATCTGTCGGATCTTGTCGCGATTCTTGAACACGTCAGAATAGGGGACGTCGGGCTTCGTCAAGACTTTCAGCGTGGTCTGTTTTCCAGTACCAAGCTGTTCCACCTTGACGTAGTGGACTTTGTAGCCTTCCTCTTTCAGACGAGCCACGGCCACGGCCAGCTTGGTCTGACTCACGCCCGTGTACAATTCTGCGCCGGCACCGATGTCGAGATATGTCTTCTTCTCGACCTCGTCCTTCAGCATGTTCGAGGTTGCCTCGAGAATGTCGGCACGATCCTTGACGCCGGGCTTCAGCAAATCGCGCACAGTGGGCTCGGGAATACCCATCTGCTTACCAATGGCAACGTTGGACATGCCCTTGTCACGGAGACGTTGCGCTTCGGTAATCCTGGCCTGCTTTTCCTCATTCTTGGCGATGGACTTCGCTGCCCGAAGCTGGGTTGTCGTGATGCCCAGGCCGTCGGCGATCTCTTTCTCCGACAGACCTTGTTTCCGAAGACCCTCCACCATGCCGAGGAAATCCCGGTTGTTCGCGTACTCCGGTCCTCCCGAGCCCCAAGGGTAGCGGCCTGACTTGCGGAGGATGCCGTAGTGCGCGAGATAGTCACCCTCGCTGATGATCAAGAAGGCACCTCCGATCGAAGATACGTCAACTGCTTGTCGAACGTGATGATGCGATCCATGATGTGGAAGATCTCATCAGGATCTGGAACACAGACCTTCACATCGTCGTTCTGATAGATGCGAAGCTCCATCTTGATCTCCATCGGTTTGAACCGATACTCGAGACAGAACAGTGCTGCGTAGATCAGCAACTGTGTCATCGAGGCTTCGGTCGTTCCCGTTTTCAGATCGTGGACGCGAAGCATCATGTTTCGGAATCCGAGGGAGTCAGGGGACCCGAAACAATTGTCTGAGTAGTACAAGGTAATCTCGGACTCCATACGGAATCCGATAGCGTCGTTGACGTAGGCGTTGAGGGTCGCCGGGCTTTCCGGAAGCTTAACACCCAGTCGAATCAACTGGTGTGCCAACGCGTGCAGATCTGTTCCACGTTGTGCCGCCATAGCGGTGTGGAATACTCTCTCGAGCTTCTCTTCCGTGTAATTCACCCAGTGCGCATTGCTGGGACTCAGGAAGGCATGCCTACCGGCGAGAGTTGAGTGCTTCTCGAAGCGCATTCAAAACTTCCGTTTCGTTTTCGGGATAGATGAAGGCAGCGAAGCCCATCTCATTCATCCGCTGAACCCACCATTCTTGGTTCGGCTGATGCAACGAAAGAGCTGAGGCTTTCACCTCGAGCATGCCCCATCTGGGCCCGTAGAAGATGGTGAGGTCGAGGATTCCCTGTCTGTAGCCGGAATCGTTCTTCACGATCTCGCAGCCAGGGAGCATCCGCTGGATCTTCCTGACGAGACGTCCCTGATACACGTTTTCACGCACCGTCAGTCACTCCAGTCACTAAATGAAAAATGCTTGATCTCACTCCTTCTATTATAATCCACGAATTTTATACGTGTTGGTATCTTGTTGGGATGTGCGCGAAGACTTGGAAAGTGGGAAAGACGTAGGTGTGATTCATCATGGCGATATGCATGTCGCGAACCAGTAAGCCATACTTTGTCGCGGCCGCCCAACAGTCTTCGAATATCTCGCCCGTGTTGACATCCACGAGAACGTGCTCGTGTTTTTTGTTGTATCGAAACTGTTGCTTGTACTTCCTGGCGAACCAACGAGGACGCCAAGCTAAATTTCGAGCAGCGGTATTGTAGACGTCGCCGTCGAGTTGGATTGGTGTATCAAAGGTTTCCCGATCGGGCACCCCGAGAAATGCGTTCGCAACCAGTAGGGTGACCGAACGACGATACTGCACACGTTCCCGGTAGAGACCAACATGCAGGACGTTGTGTTGGTTCTTTGCCATCGCCAGAGTTTTTCCGGTTTCGTTGTTCCGCACCCAACCATAGTCGCTGACTGAGTAGTCGGGGAACTCATCGATCTCGAGCCATGTTTCCATGTGGTGCTACTCCATCTTGCCGATTTGCCAAAAATTTGTCATCTTACAAAACTTTCTATATTACATATAAGATACCAACATTGACATTAGAGAGAAAGTTTTTCATTCAAATTTGGTTTTTTGGCAGATCGCACATCCTTTATGTCTGACTTTTCGCAAAATGCCCGAATCCAATTTTTACTTGGCCGACCCCAAAGCCTTGATATGGGCCGACTCGTTGAAGCTCCTCTTCGCATTCAAGGCCTTCAGGATCGCCTGGTCCATCCAAGAATGTGACAGCAGCATGTAATAATGCAGGTGATCGAACGGCGTATTGAGCCGATCAGTCCGCCCATGAGCCTGCCACCATGTCTTGTACGAGTACGGCAACGAGTAGAAAACCGTCGTGTCCGTCGTTACACAGTTCCAGCCTTCTGCCCCCGCCTGGTACTGCACAAGGTAGACCCATCGATCACCTTCTGGAATGTCCTGATGTTTATGTCCATTCCATTCAGCCACTCGGAGATTCGAAATAATCTCCTTCGTCGTCGACTCCCCAAACGTATCGGATTCCATCTTCTCGGACATCGAGCTCGACAGTGACTCCGGTGATAATCCTTCCCTGAGAAGATGAAGCTCGTAGTCGAAGTTGTAGAAGACAATGAGTCTCGAGTGCTTCTGGAGTAGGGTACGAATCCCATGGAGCCGACTGGGATCGGAATTGACAACCTTCCTCGCTACAGCGAAAAGCTCCGAGATATCCCTCAGGGGGCGGTTCTCGTAGACATGCCATCTCTCGTCCTTCACTCGTCGTAATAGAGCTTCATCATGTAGGACATCAACTGTGTGGACATGGCGTTCTGTTCTTCGCACCAGAGGCATCTCGACGAGGATAGCGTTCCGTGCTCGCACCAACTTACTGATCTTGACGTATCGATCAACTTTCGGGAATTTCGAGTAGGGACGGTAAACCACGTGCTCGCGTTTGAACTCAGTACGATTTTTGTAGAATCCATTAGCAACGAAGACAGGGATGTAATCCATCCACACGTCGCCCGGTGTAGCGGTAAGAAGGATCCAACGATTGTGTTGGGCGATCTGGATGAATACTGTACTCCATTCCCCAGAACCAACAAGTCTCTGTTCGTCGAAGATGAAAAACGCTCCTTCCACTTCTCGATATCGGCCGATGTTATTCCACGAGTCGACAGTAAGAGTACCGGCATCGGGTCGTGTGGTGTCCGTGGTCCGCCCCACACCGAGTCGGGCAAACTCACCTTCCCAGTCAAGGGAGTCACGTTTCTTTGCGGTCGTAATGACGTAGACATCTCGAGGCAACTCCTTCTCGACGTAGTACACAACGGCTGTCAGGGATTTTCCAGTACCGACACCACCCCACAAGATCTTACCGTTACTCAGCTTGTTGACGGCTTCTCGCTGATGAGGGAAGAGTTCGATCACAGATCCTCCAGAGAAAAACAAAAACCAAGAACCCTTGCGGGCTCCTGGCGTTGGTTACTTGCGAACCAGTCTCACGACTTCGGTGTCGATCTTGTCCTGGGTGTAGCGGTACTTCTCGTCCAGCTCAGCGCGTGTCGCGAACGACCACGGGTCACTTCCGTCGGCTCCTTCGTGGAACACGATGTACCGCGGCTCGTCGTTGACGAACGTAGCAGCGGCAATCGCGCTCCGGACGGAGGCAACGGAGATGTCCTCGTAGGCAGCGATCTCGAACGCGTTGTCCTGGTGCAGCAGAATCGCGAACGTGGACATAACGGCTCCTTCGTATGAGGGGTCTCATTATAATCCATGTTTTTCCTGCGAAACATATAATGCGAGAGGGGACCCCGAAGGGCCCCCGTTTCGCTACGCCACTTCCTTCTCGCACACCACCACGGTGTCGGTTCGGTTCGAGTCCTGGTCCACCAGTTTGCCGTCGAAGTACAGGTTGCACACGATAATGGGCTTCTTCGTCATCCCTCGAGGCTCGGTCACCCACACCATCACGTACGTACCCTTCTTCACGATCCCCAGCGACTTCCGGTAGTTCCCATCCTGGTCGACCGGGATCCCCTCGTCCGCAGACAGCTGCTCCGGCTGAGGCGCGACGTTCTGCATACGGTAGTGGACCCGCGGCTTCTCGTCGCCCGGCGCGAAGTCTCGGACGGTCACCGTGAAGGTCACGCGAACGCCGTCGTCCCCGTTGGCGTCCTTCGTCCCGCCCTTGTCCTTGTTCGAGTTGAAGAGCAGGGCTCCGGCGACCAGCGCGATGAGGATGACGAAGAACCCGTTACGAAGCGTGGTCACGTCACTGACCTTTCCCGATCAAGCCCATGTAGGCGGCGAAGAACAGCACGACGAGCACAACACTGAGCACCTTGAAGTTGATCTTGTTGAAGACCGCCTTCAAGACGGCCGCCATGATGATCGCGGCAATGATGGTCCAAGCCCATTGCGGAAGTCCGAGGAGGAGATCGGACGTTCCGTCAAGAACCTGGTCCTGGTCCGGTACTCCGGGGATTGGGACGTTGAGGTCGTCTCCATCACCCATAACGATTGTGGTCCCTTCAGATCAACAGCAGGATGACGCCGCCCACCAGGACGAGCATGATGGCGAGGTCGGCGAGGCCTTGAACCCATCCGGGAACGCGCATGACAAAAACTCCTTTGCGGAAGAGGGGCAGGGACCCCGGTGACGACTCGAGGCCCCTGCCAGCTTGGGTCAGGCCGGGACGAGTCCGGTCTCGATGTCCACGTTGCGGTAGTACGCCTTCTGCCCCTCGTCGAGGGACTTCCAGAACTCGTTGAACTCGGCCACCTTGACCTCCCGGCCCGGGCAGCTGAAGGCCGCCATGAGCTCGCGGGGGCCGTTGCGGCGCTCGGTCTTCTCGGCGGTGGGCTGCGTCATGACAAGCTCCTTAGCTAGGGGTCGGGCTGAGTTGCCCGGGAAAGGGAACCGACCGCAGCCGATTCCCCACCCGTACACGTCAGTCCGGAGGGTAGGACAGGTCGTACTGGACCACCGGCGCCCGCTCGAACTCCTCGAGGAACGCCTTCGGATTGTAGATCTTGTAGGAGTCACTGAACTTCAGGACGTAGTCCCCCAGATACGCCCGAGTCTGTCGAGTGTTCATCGGTCGATGTGTCCCGATGACGATGAACGGCGTACGACCTCCGTCATCGATCTTGCCGTCACACCACTCGGCGACTTCGGCCATGTTCTTGCGTGTGACCAGCACGACCTCGACTGGGCGCGGCTTTCGCACCCACGATTCGATGTTGAGCACGTTCAGGCCCTTTCCCGGAACACGATGCCGGCGTTGAGGAGAGAGTTGATGATGGCGTCGGTCGACCTCGAGGGGGATTCCACGAGATCGGTGTCCATCAACGAGTTCTTGATCGCCTCGCGGACCTTGAACATCGTGCCCTCGTCGTGGCGCAGATCCTCGGGCAGCGGCGGAAGGGGCTCGTTCGGATCGTACTCGTTGGCCGAGATCGAGAAGTCGTAGCCGGCCAGCAGAAGGTCGTGACCCGTGACACCCAGCAGGTTGAATGCCGTCGCTCGATTGTCCGGCCTCACCGACACCGTCATCATCAGGCTCTGGAGCTTCGGCGCCGGTGGGTTGGAGATAGCCATGTCCAAAACCAAGCCGGGCTTGGGGGACCAAACGCTCTTCCCCTTGTGCTCGTCGCAGACGTGGATCATGACTCGCTCTGTGGCCATCGAAATGCTGATGTTCTCGATCACCGCAACGTCGTAGTCGCAGAACGGGCACGCGATGCGCTTCACGAATCCCTCCATTCACCCTCGATGATTTCGTACTCGACCTGCTGCTCTTCGGCCGCCGTGAGAGCCGGCCGCTCATTCGGACGCAGCTCCTCGAGATCCGCGTACTTGTGTTCGAAGCGGTCTTCCTGGACGGTCACGTAGATCGTCTTCAGGTAGGCCTTGATGCCCGTCTTGCCGTTGACGACCCACTTGTACGGACGAACGATGACGTCGACGGTCTGGATATCGACCATGTCGACGAGCTCGCACAGCTCCTCCGTCAAGGGAGTACGCGTCCGAGACGTGATGAGCAGGATCCTCGGGGGTCGCGGGCCCTTGAAGCTGACCTTCACTTCGAGATATGCGTCGCCGGGCTCGTTCGAATCCGGATCCCGCTGCCTGAGGCGCTTGACGTTCCAGCCCTCGCGCAGCAGGTCCTGCGCAATCGGCTCGTCGAGGATGATGCAAAAGTTCCGGTCACCCGGCCGGTTGTACTGCTTCTCAGCGCCGGCGAAGTTCAGGAACACGAGGCGGGCGTTCTCGATCTCGAGTAGCCCAGTATCGCGGTCGATCACTGGTTGTCCACGACCTTCGGGGGTTCGACGGGGAAAACGCTGGGCTCGGGGGTGAGGCTCATCTCTCGAGCCTCGACATCGCTGGGGTGCATGTCCCAGTCCCCACCCGGGGCCTTGCGGGTGTCCACGCACTTGGCGTTCATCGTGCCGTCCGGCTGTTCGACGAAGAGCTCGTCCAAAGGACGATCCTTCTGCTCGGCCTCGGTGGTGTCCGCCGCCAGCTTGGCCAGCCGCTCGTAGAGGTTGTCCTGCTTGTGCGACGACTCGTGCTGCATGCCTCCCTCGAGGTAGCCCCGCATCTTCGGACTGACCTGCATGGCCGGGAGACTGTAGCCGGCGGGCTTCGTCACCGTGTGGTAGCCGGTGTCCTCGAAGTCCTTCCCGACCAGCTCCTCCTTGATCGTGACGTTGTCCATCTTGGCGTACACGTCGAGATACAGCTCGTGCTTGTCGCCGTTGTACGTCGCCTCGTAGTACCGGCCGTCGTCCACGGTGGTGGACAGCAGAGCCTTCCAGTTCTTCAGCGTCTTGCTGAACCAGACGACGTAGACGTCCGTGCCGGCCTCGATCTCCGGCTTGACGCCAGAAAGGGCGTAGTGGCTGTTGTAATACGCCGCGACGAAGGCCTTGGCGGTCTCCATCCGGTCCAGGATGTCCTTCGGAGGATGCTGATCCATCTCACTGCTCCTTCGGGGGTCGAAAATTCTTCCGGAGGGTTTCCGGAAGTTGCTCTTGCATGGGGTTGGCGGGAAGCTTCGCACCGAACTCCGTGAAGCCGATGCTGAGATGCTCGAGATCAGGCTGGAGAGCCTTGCGGATCTCCGGACGGACACCAGGCCAAATGATCAGCTCTGCGCTTCCGTCCGGAGACACCACGGCCGTCCCAATCTCTTCGCCACCCTCCCACTTGAGCGGGACAACCTTCTTGTTCATGTCACTCCCGAGGCTTGATCTTCCTCGTGTCAGGGTTGCAGGGTTCCTGCAGTTGCTTCTGGTGATGACAGGTACAAGCGCCACACGACCAGCAGCCCCACGGAATATCCGAGAAACTCCTCATGTTGTGGCTTCCGTGCACTCGAACCTCGTCCATCAGACCGGCTCGTACTTCCGCTCGAACTCGAACGCCGTCATCACGTCGAACTCGCCCGTCGAGTGGTTCTTGATGATGTAGTCGCCCTGGGTGGCTCGCTTGACGCCGGACAACGTGGGGAAGTTGATCCCGACGAAGCGCCTCTTGTGATCTTCCGGATCGATCTCCTCGATCTGGACTCCCGAGCAGAAGGTGACTGCTCGCTCCACCGACTCAGGGGTGACCTTAATCGCGGTCACGTGGATCGGGATGAGCTGGTACTCGTGGGGCATGTGCGTCCTCTCCATGAGCAGAATCATTGAACAAACTCCTCGAAGCTGCCGAACTTCTCGATGGTTGCGCGAGCCTCGTTCGCCAACACCTCGAAATACTCCATGTCGATCGCATCGAAGCCGAGCGATTCGGCCATCTCCGTCTCGACCCAGAGATATCCCTTGGTTCCGGCAACCGCGTATCGCTTGTCGTCCTGAACGCGGTACAGATTCCCACCGGAATAACCCGGCAAGACTGGAATGAAACGTCCAGTTCGTCCAACGAACCGCATGGTCGACTGCCCATCAACCATTGCCATCGGCGTGACCCCGTCGAAGTCGAGGTACATAGCGCCCTTCGTGACCTGCTTGGTCTCGTGCAGATCCTCGAGGGACGGCTGCTCTTCCGTGAACAGCGTCTTGTACACGTACGGGTGCTGGAACTGCGCTCCGACCGCAGTCCATTTCGTCTTCCAAGCGTCTCGGTTGCTACCCTCGAGACTCGCTGGAACGGTCTGGCGAGCGATATACACCGCTTCGTTCACCAGGCAGAACTTGTCGTAGAAATCGGTCTGGGGGTCGTATTCGAACTCGTATCCCCACTTCGCTCCGAATTCCTTGACAAACTCGATGATCTCCGGTGTTGCGTTGGGGATCTTGATCGAGTCGGTCTTGATGTGGGCAACTGTGAACCCACGTTCCTGCACGGCGTGCTTGAGATCGATCATGAACAACGCACCGCGCTTAGCGACGATGTTGTCTTTGTTCCGAGGGTCTCGGAATGCGTTGTCGAACTTCGCCGACGTCAAGCCGTAGACGATGTTAATCACAATTTTCAGCGCGTCTGACAGGGGCTTGGTGTTGCTGGTGTCCTGCAGGAACGGTGCCAGGCGACCGTTGAGCAGCTTCCGGGCATCGTCGAACTGCTGCCTCTTGATGGCCAGTCGAGCCTCAACCAGAGCCCAGAAGTTCGGCGTGTACTCACCGAACGCATTGAGCTCCCGGATGGACGTGGGATGCATCGATGCGACATCCAGCAATGCCACGTTGTCATACATACCCGGCTCTGCGTAGACGTAGCCGCCCTCGCCAACCTCCTCTCCGCGATATGTGCTCTTGCCCCGGTCGAAGACGTATCCTGGGAAGTCCTTCGAGAGATCCGTGTACACGAAACTCTGCTGCGGATTCCTGTCCGAACCGAAGATGATCCGGGCGGTGTGCTTGGCCGTCGTATCGTTGACCGTCAGGCCGCTCAGCTCAGCAAGGATTTGGCGAGCAACAAAATCTCCCCGGCGGGCGTTGAAGGTGGCTTCCGTAGCAAGGACGTCGTTCACACAATACTCGACGACCTTGATCCACAGATGTTCCGGAACCGGCTCATCCCATGGAATTTCGTTTTGGTCCAACTCCAGATGATGAAGACCGAGCTCGATTTCGAACTTCTTCAGGCTCTGCTTCTTCGAACTGAAGTCGTAGATGTCCGCGTACGAGACACTGTAGGCCTCGCCGAACATCGAACCCACCGACTTATCGTCGATGATCTTCTTCGAGAGCTTGTAGATTCCCTCGTTGTCATACCCCATGAACCGAGCCCACAGGATATGGTTGTCGTATCGCCGGTTGTTGAACCCGACCAACTTCATCTTGAACAAGCCCTCGATATCCGCAGGCTTGGGGTTGATCATCCGAACAACGTTCGCATCCCCTTCGTACTTCCAGCACACCACCAGAAGATTGGGGTACACCTCGATATCGAAGAAGGTCACACGGTCGTCGACCTTCGAACCCTCGCCGGGATGCGTGTACGGCGGATCGAATGGGACTTCGTTGATCGGATCGTCCGACTTCCAGCGCATCTGCTGCACGATCTTCAGACACTGCAGGGGCTGATTCGAACTGTTGTTGGCGAATGCGATGACGGCCGACCGCATATCCTCGACGTTGTACTCCATGCCGGAGAGATATGCGTCCTCGAGGATCTTCTTGATGAAGTCAATCGAGGGCTTCGTGCCCGGATGAATCTCCTTGCGAAGATTCCGAACAATCAGTTGTCGAAGGCCCTTCTCGCTCTGAATGGTGGTGGCTTGAAGCACCTTCTTCTCCTTCAGCGGGAGTCCGCTGTCGATAGTCGCGATGGGCACGCTGTTGCACCGAGACAACCGCCGGCGCAGGGAGCTGTTCCCCGTGAACACCTTGATCTCAATACCGTCAGCGTAGACTCGAGCGAGCTCGGAGGGGTCACCAGCATACCGGTAATGGAGATGGACTGCAGCGCCTGATTTAGAAAGCTCGGCGTACGTGGCCGGCCAAGCTGAGGCAGCTTCGAGGTTCTTCTCCAAAGACTTCGCACCTGACTCGTCCTCCAAGTCGAAGTCGATGACGATATGATGCTCTGGCAGCTTTACGTAATGTAGGTTCGAGGTGTCAATCTCAGCCAGAGTTGTCGTGACATCTGCCCAACGGCGTTGCGGGGTACCATCCTCCTTCGCAAGCTGGGCAGGGTGATCCGAACATTCGAGGTCGAACAGCGATGCAGTCTCATCCAGCACCAGACTGAACGCGGCCGTCGAGTCCTTGACTGGCGATTTAAACGGATGTGCAGTAAAACCACGGTAGTAGGACCGGACGAGGTTCCCATCCACCGTAGCTCGGTCCAAGAACTCCTCGAAGTAATTCCGGAGCTCCTCACGAACCTTGTACTGAGGGAGAGGTCGCTCAATACCTGTCTCACTACAAAACTCCTTGTACAGGGTGTAGGCCTGCTTCAGAGTAGTGCCGTCTTGCTTCTTGAATACGTCGTAGTTCCACTCGATGAAGTTGAAGAAGATGTCCGTCTGGAACATCATCTCGAGTGGTTGGTAGTTGTTGTAGTAGTTCTTCCCGAGGTTTCGGTAGACCTCGAGACAGTGATGCGCAATGGCACCAAGCTCGAAGTCGATTCGCTGCATGAGCGTGTGGTAGTGGTTCGGCTGCAGCTTGATGCCGGTCGGATTCACGTCGATGAGACGACGGATGATACCGGACTTGGCGTCTGAGATCTTGACTGGCTGGTTGGTACCCATCCACAACATCGCGTTCGAACGCGCTGTGTAGCTGGGGTGGTACTTTTTATTGAACGTCATGTCCTCGTGAGACACGATGGAATTCAGTTTAGTGTTGTCCGCAATCTGGGACAAATCGCCATCGTGCTGGATCGCTACCAGCGGGTTACCGGCGAATACCTCCGTCGCGAACGTCCCGTTGTTCGAGCCGAGCGCCTTGGCCTCGAATGAGGTCGTATACCCGTCGAACAGCTTCTGAATGATGTTCAGAATCGTGCTTTTTCCGGTCCCGGCAGGACCGTAGAGGACAAGAAATTTCTGGATCTTCTTGGAATCTCCGGAAACGACCGCACCAATAGCCCACTCGATCTTCTCCCGTTCTTCAGGAGCATATAAGGTCCCCACGAGTTCATCCCAGGCAGAAATATCGCCCGGAGCCAGCGCATACGCGAGTCTGCGACTCACATAGTCTTTTTTTTTCACGGGGGTATTCGCGAACGTCAGGTTGTTGTCCAGCTGGTGCGCGTTGTCGCTGACCTGACTGAGAAATTTCCGAAAGCTCGTCCATCCGTTACTTCCGAACGAACGCATGTACTGCACGTTGTCGATGTTGTACTTCTCGGCGTACTTACGAAGCTCGAGGTCCACGAGACGTTGAACGTCATATTCGTCAGTGGACCACAAGCCGGCTTCTTCGTCATGCACCGCATAAAACGCGCGTCCGCGAATCATGAGGTCTTCCGAACGCCCGACGATGAAATCGGGGTAAGCCACGAGCTGGCCCTTTCTGGGACCCCGCTCAACTTCTCTCGTGTTGATCTGAAAGAAGTCCACGTCGCCCCTTTCTAGGCCCCTTGCTGCACAATGTATTCACACATCTGGTACCAGATCTCAACTTTCGTTTGGTCTTCGGCGGCCCTTCGAAGTGGAAAGAGCCCACCTTTTCCATTCCGGCGATATACTCGCCAGATCAAACGGTCCAGAATGGTGTCAACTCGGCGGACGGGCAATGTCATGTTGTCGCTGTACTGATCGAGCTCGAGGTTCTCGAGCATCTCCCAGAACCATTCCCTGGCTGGGATATCCGTTTCGAACCACAGGCGTCTCGAGAGCGCAATCAGCATCTCCAGGATCGAACATCCCAGATGGAGCCAATCGTCATCTACCGAGACGCCTGTGCTCTGCATGAACTCATGGCGCAGTTCTCGGCCGTCTTCGGCACGGTTGTCGTCATTCGGCACGAACCAGATGAACTCTTTGTTGTAGAGCTTTCTGAGCAACTCCCAATATGTCCTAGAGGGGTCTGCGATGTCGACCGAAGCGACCTGCGCGTAGAGCCATGGAAAATACAGCTCATCCGGCGGTGCGCTCATGGCGAATTACTCCTCGCGAACGAAACCCAGGACGAGCTCGGCGTACCTGCGTTGGTCGCGGATGATCTCCATATCCAGCCCAAAACGGTGGTTCCGGACGTACAGCACGTTGTCGTCGTCCGATCGATGGCCGAACCTCGGGATGTTGTCGTTCCCGACCATCTCGTCGATGTCGTCGATCTTGTCGTCCCGCTCGTCAGCAAGGACGCCGTCACCCTCGTAGTACGTCAGGGTGACCTGATTGAAGTTCTCGTCGTTCTCGTCGTACTCATGCTTGGCGATGATGTACGGAGCTTCCTCGGTGCGATTCCGCTCCTCTTCCGCGTAGTCGAAGTCCACGTCGACATGCGGCTTGGCGTCGTCGAAGATGTTGTTCTTGCGCTCGTGGGGAACCTGTCCAGCAGATACCCCGGGGGTCCATTGCCGCGTACGTTCGTAGACGGCCGGCGCCTGTCGCGGCATGGTGCTGACGATCTCCGGTTTCGGATCCACGCCCCGATACTCCTGTGCCGCCTTCTGTGCTTTCTGGTCGGCGTAGTACATCGCCGCTTCCTCAGGAGTAGCGAACTCCTGGCCACGGACGACCTTGTACACCTTGTGAGCCGCCGCGACCTCCTCCGCCAGACGCTCGTCGAACTTCTGCCCGAGTCGGTTCTGTGCGTACAAATATCCCGACACGAAGCCGGCTGCCGCGGCGATGGTGGCGACACCCACCACAATGCCTCGAGATGTGGCCATGTTCGTCATTTCCTCCACGGTGGTCACGATGACTCAGATCAGGTCGTAGATGGGACCGTCGACGTTGAAGTCCAACCACACCGACTTCTCGTCGCCGCAGACGAACCGGAACCCCTCGTACACGTTGTCGGGGCGGAAAATGCCGAAGTCGACGTAGTTGTCACTGTTGCCGCCATCCAGGACCCAGCCGACGATCTGGCCTTCCTTCGTGCGCTCCAGACCGAGGGCGTCGTACACCTCGTTCAAGAACAGGTGACCGCGCATCCTGAGCAGGTCATTCATGTAGTTCTGGATGTTCTTCAGGAAGTTCTGGTTGTACCCTCGATCCCTCGACCAGTTCGAGGAGTGCTCGTCGAAGAATCGGCCATAGATCGACGTGCCGTGCTTGGCGATCTGCTTGGCCTCCTCGACGACCGGCCCTTCGTCGGTCTCGCGGACGATCTCCTTGGACGTCATCTCGTACCGGTACTCGAGCTCCTTCTCGGGACCGACGTCGTCGATCACCCGCTGGCGGTAGGCCCGGAACGCCTTGTCCAGACCCGCGTAGGCGGCCGTCACCGCGGCGTATCGGCGATTCAGCGTCACGTGCGCACCCGTGAGAGCCGCGATGGACGCCGCGCCCACGAGGAAAGCCGGCCCGTACAGCTTGGCGAACTTGAGCGCGGTCTGCGTGTAGATGATGACCTGGTCGCGCCGCTTCTCCTGCTCGCTGTACTGCTCCGGCTGCACCTGCCGGAACCATTCGGTCTTCTCGATGTTGTCCTCGTGCTCGCTCAGGATCCGGTCGATCTGCAGCGTTGCCCGCGAGGCCAGCACGACGGTTGCGGCGACACCCACTGCGCCGGCCACGAACATGACCGTTGGGGAGTGCTTCCGAACGTGGAGGAGCTGTCGCCCCACCTTGCTGGTGACGAAATTGGAAATGGCCTTCAGTTTCACGATTTGCTCTCCTTGATGATTCCTTGCGCTTTCAAACGCATGTAGATGGCGACCACTTGGTCTTCGCCCATCTCGTCGACTTTTGCAGCCCAGAGCTTCGAACGATATGCCGCTTTGACTGCCTCGCGAGCGACGGACATCTCAGTTCAGAGGCTCTGGGTGCGGGAGGTCCAGCACGTATCCGTCCCGAACACGACGGATACCCGAGTTTGTTTCGTCGAGGAGCGTCCAGCCGAACTTGTCGTCCGTATAATTCCCACTCAACCCGACCATGTCGTACACGTCGTTGATGGACACCGTTCCGTACCGCTGAATCGTGTCCACCATCCGATTCAGCACCATGCTGGCCTCAGGACGCGTGCGGAGAACCAGCTCCTCGAACTCATGCTGGACTCGCGGTGCTCTCGGCGCCGACCGGGAGGGTTCCTCGGGTCGGCTGTAGCGAGAGGGGCCGCCCGTCTGCGACATTCGGTTGTAGTTGGTCCAGGAAGGCGATGATCCCGATCGTCCTCGGAATCGGTTGCTGGATCCTCGAGCATCGCCGAACAACGCCCGCTCGACACCTTGACTCATCATGTCGGCGATCATATCCTTCGTGGCTGGAATCACCACCTCGACGAAGACGTACTGCAACACGCCCTTCGCGGTCGCGCCATTGAAGAACGTCTCCATGAATCGCCGCCCGACGGGCTTCTTGCGCTGCACGACGGGATTGACCGAAATCTTTTCGATCTTTTTCTCCGTCGACGGGGTCTCTTTCGGCACGGTCGACTCTCGAGCCTTGTTGCTATTGGGCGGAAGATTGATGGGTTCCACGAAACCTCGATCCGAGAAAAACTAAAAGACCTTGTGGGGTCTCCTAGTTTGGTATCCAGTTACTTGGCGAAACGCGGGGTGATGTTCTCGGTCCACCATTCGGCAGCCTCGTCAATCATCTTGCTGGTGTGTTCCTTGGTGTGATGGGCGACCAACGAGCCCAACGCGGCACCACCGACGTAGATGCTGACGATGTCAGTCACCTTCTCGGGGTCTGTGTTGTTCTTGATGATGCCCACCACGATCTTGGAAACACCAGCGCCGACGACGAAGTTGACTGCGGTCTTGGCGAGGTCCAGCTTGGTCACAGCGTGTTCCTTTCGTAAGAGGGGTCTCATTATAGGCCTGGTGTTTCTTGCGAGGATGGGGCGCCTGTACTCCTACCACGACGGGGGTGCGTGGACTCACGTCGGCGGTCGTTTAAAGTCAGCGTCCGGATAAGAGGCCTCGACCCCTCAGAAGGACCTCTCGCTGACTCCCCAAGGCTCACGGTGCTACCTTGTGCGTGAAGATATAGATGACGGCCAGCACGGTCAGGACAGCAAGTCCCAGATAGATGAACCGGTACATGGGTACACCTACCTCGTCACGTGCTTGATGAACAGAACGACCCACCAGATGCCACCGGTGAGAACGCCCAGGATCAGATGACCGAGGACCTTCATGACGAATTCACCTCCTCACTTCGACTCGTGGTGTAGCGGCGCATAGCGGCCGTGAGGGTCACCTTGGACCACTTCTTGGGGTTGGTGCCGTAGGTCTTGTCGAACTCCTCCTCGGACATGTCGACGCGCTCCTGGAGGCTGCGCAGCTCCGGATCCTTGATCGCCGCGTCCTCCATGGCGACGGGCAGCTGCGTGACCGTCATGCCTCGCGCCTTCTGGATCTCGTTGACCCGCTGCATGAGCTCCTTCGGCATGAGGCCGTTGAAGAACTCGGCGGCGGCTCCGGGCTTCCCGATCAGCTCCATCAGCAGCGCGCCGTACGCCGGAGAGTTGTAGAAGTCGTCGCGGAACGCCTCTGACTTGTCAAACCGTTTCCCGTCGTCGCTCTTCTTGCCGAGGGCCCGCAGGACGATGTCCTTCATGACACCCAGCATGGAGCGCACGTCTTCCGCCGCGACCATCTTTTCGAGCTTCGCCTTCAGCCCGCCCTCGGTCTCGACCTCGAGCTCCATGTCGATGAGCTCCTGGATGGAGAAGTTGAAGTAGAAGTCCTCCTTGCGCGATTCGTCGTTGAGGTCGGTGTAGGCGATGGTCTTCTTCAGCACGATTTACTTACCTCCATGGGTGGCTACGAACCAGGCAGCGTAGCCAATGATGAACAACACGATCACGAAACGCAAGAACTGCCGCACAGCATCCCCGTAACAAAAAGGAAAGGACCCCAGAATATGGGGTCCAGTCCGGACGACTACGTGCTTGGTGTTACCGGAGCTCGTCGGTGGTCTCGTCCGCCTTCCGCGCCTTGACCTTGTCGACGACCTTCTTCCCGAGGACGGCGGCGCCGGCGACCGTGAGGCCGACAGCGGCACCGATCAGGAAGTTCTTGTCGAGCTTGATCTTGGTGGCGGTGGTGGAGACGACGTCCGTGGCGATGTCCATGATAGGTCCAATCATTAGTAGGGGTCTCACTATAGCCCGTGTAGATCTTGCGAGGGCGACTAGTAGTCGCGGCCCTCCACCAGTTCCAGCTTCTTCTCGAGGCAGTCCTTATCCAGCCACATCTCCTCGCCGAGCGGAAGCCAGCCGTCTTTGGAAAGGTAGGTGTACATGGTCTGGATTTGCTCAGTGTCGGATATTGAGGCGTATCCCAGTTTCGGGACCGACACCTCTCGAGACGCCAGACAGCTGGCGCACTTCTGAATGATCTTCAACAAGCCGAGCTCTCCTTAGCTCACGCGGCAATATCCCCGAATGGGATCCACCACAAAGGTCATGACAAGTACGGGTTTCTTGTCCTCGGTGAGTGCCGCGGAGAACTGGAGCTCGAGGAGCTTGTCCGCGTTCCAGCCCACGTCGTCCGACATGCTCGTCCGAGGGAGACCGATCCGGTAGTAGAAATCGGTCAGCGAGGCGTAGTAGTTGTTGTTCACCTCGTAGTTGATCGCGTTCTGAGCCGCCTTCAACTCTTCCATGCTACTGAGGAAGTAACGACCCGTATAGGCGTCCATGCACATCACGGAGCCTTCGCCGATGATGACCTGACTCGAAGGCGGGTTGTCGGTCACGCGCTCCTGCGCGATCTCGTCACGATAACCCTGCTCCTTCCGCTCTCCGATCTTCTCGACGACCTTCTCCTTGTACTCGGCGAACGCGCGCTCGGAAATGGAGTACATGGCCGCCATGGCAGCCGCTCGACGATCACCGACACGATTCGCCGCGATGATGCACGCGATGCTGCAGACACCCACGCCGGCGGCAGGAATATACAGCTTCCAGACCTCGCGGAACTTGTCCTTGGTCCCCAGACGGAACGCCAATCCGGGCTTGAACACGTGTTCCTTCTCGGCGATCAGTTCGGCAGCCTTGAATGTCGCCTTCCCCGTCAAGTATGCCGTCGCCAGAACGCCAGCGGCCCCGAGACCGGTAAGAATCACCGGCGAGTGATCCGAGGCATACTTGATGACCTTGTGCACCAGTCCATTAACGTTCATTCAGCATGTCCTCGAGTTCCTGAAAGAATTGCTCGTCCTGAGCCATCTGATTGACTCGACGACGAAAGCGAGTGTCGCGCTGCAGCATTTCCTTCCGAGCCAGCTTCGCCCGGCGCTTACGGATGAAATGCCGAACCTCGACTCGGATGATGTGGAACACGATCACGATGGTGCCGATGCTCGCGATGGCCAGCGCCACGACGAACATCCACACCAGTGTCGCCAGCCCCACGAACGTGACTTCAGCCATTGGTCTTCACCCCCATTTTCATCTCCCATCGGATCTCGGCGTCGCGAACGAGCCTCTCCATGCGCCGTCGGTTCTCCCGCTGGTCCTCCCGCATCTCTCGGAAGTTCGTGAACGTGATGGACAGCTCCTCGCAGACGAGGAAATATACGGACGGAAGGACCCAGAAGACGAAGGTGGAGATGGCGGCGATCCGAAGGGCCTGCAGAACGTAGGAGACGATGGCGACGTACAACATGGCGGATCCTTTCACGAGGCAGTGAAAACCTAAAACCCTTGTGGGGTCTCAGGTTTGATGATCTCGTAGTTGGGGTGTCAGTTCTCGTCTTCGGCGATGGCTCGCAGAGCGACGCCTTCCGCGACCTTCACGGCCACCACGATCACAACAGTGACGAGGGCGGTCTTGATGATCATGGGGGCGGCGATCTTAGCAACGGCCTTGAAGTTCATGACGGATCCAATCCAGTAGAGGGGTCTCATTATAGGCCCCGTAAATCTTGCGAGTCTACCGAATCAGACCTCGTGCGGACAGGTTGACGGCGATCTTGCAGAGGGTGTCAACGACCTTGTAGCCGGCGGCGATGACGGCGACCGTGGCGACGGTCTCAACCACCATGTCGCGAACGTGCTCAATGTCGTCGAACAGCTGGTCGACACTGACCAGAGGCTTCTCGTCTCCATCGATCACGTCGACGCTCTTAGCCGGCGTCTTGACGATCTTCACCAGCAAAGAACGGTTCTTCAGGAACATCAGGACCTCCGAAAAATGATAGCCTTTGTTGGCTTATGAGAATGTCCAGGTCTTGAACTCTGGGTGAATGCCATTACACTCTCATTATAGGCCTTGTAATTTTCGCGAGTTCCAAAAATATAAGGGACGCAGCGTGTGCGCCCCTTATACTTTCGATGTCTGTGGGGGGTCTTGTTATCGGAGTTTGGAGATCATTCCGAATGCCTTCGACGTGATGACGCCGAGCTTCTCGTAGTGCAGGACCAGAAGGATCCCGAGGAGGTTTGCGCCGAGCGTCGCCCAGGTCTCCTTGCTGATGTTGTCTCCCGCACGAAGTTCGTGCCGAAGCTTTTCCAGCTTGACGATCTGAGACGATGTTTTGTCGTATTCCTCATCGAAACCTTCGAATCCTGCGATCTCCGAGTAGAGCTCGCCGATCACCTTATCGAGGGCAGTCGTATCGATTTCCTTTTTCTTGAACATGGTTCTCCTTCCAGGGGTCTCACTATAAGGCTTGTAAAGCCCGCGAGACCTGGAAGTTACTCCGTGGTTGACCCCTTGATCTTGAACACGATCTCGTCACGCTTGTCCAGCGTTTCCGGGTCGCCGTCGAACTCGAGCGAGTAGGTCTTCTTGCCCGTCGGACTCTCCGTGACCACGATGGCACCGTCGTACTTCGCATCGCTCTTGTTGTACCGCGTCGCAAGGAACTGGACGATCAGGCCCAGAAACGTATCCACCGCCGTAACGGTTGCGACGACCTCGTTGGGGTTCGGCAGCCCCCACGTGCCTGCCAGAGCGAAGTACAGCGTACCGAGACCTGGCAGCAGGATGAGCGCGACGAATTTGAGAGCGTCGTACAGCTTGTTACTGAGCGCTTGGGCGCTCGATGAATCGTTCATGTAGCACTCCACGATGATTGGTTTCGACGTAACGATTGGGGTCTCGGAACGGCAGATGCGAGATGTCTTCCATGATGCGTTGAGCAACACCGTTACCGCCAGCAGCCGCGTACGGCTCGTACAGGTATTTGCGAAACTCTTCGTATTCGTCGGTGCTGATATAGCCCCTCTGAATATAACGCATTCCCACGTCGAGAATCTTGCTGTACGCGATTCCCAGCACGAGTTGCATCAACGCACCCTTGGCGTTCCGCCTCCGGTCCATGTAGGCCCAAAAACCGGAGGATGCAGCAACTGAAGTCAGCGCGGTTAGCACGACTTGGAACCAAGTACTCATAATCGTCTCCCCGCGCTGTTCAGTTTGTTTTCTTCCACACACCTGCCGTCCGTACCCAGGGTTCTGCGAGTTTCCAAACGCCACCGACTCTTACGTAGGGAACGGCGTCTTTCCAGACGGCGCCAACTTTGATGCGCGCTCCCGCATACGTTTTTCCAACGGCGACGGCTGACCAAGCACTCCATCCTACTACGTTTTGAGCCCGAACCCAAACGTAATATGTTGTAGCCGGCAAAAGACCTGCCAAAGTCTGTGGCGAAGGCCCCGTGACCGTGTTACTCGGGGGAAGAGCGTTGGTTGTCTTGTATCCGACTTGGAATGCCGTGATCGGACTTCCGCCGTTAAAGTTCGCGACGTAGCCCGACGCCTGCAACGAAGTCTGAGACAGCGTTGTTATCACTGCTGCGGTCGGTGCATCTGGTACACGAAGGGTTGTTGCCTGAGAGCGTACGCTCCAGGCGCCCCATCCTTGTGAGTTGTGTCCACGTCCCCAGAAATAATAGGTCGTTCCTGGGGTCAATCCACTGACGGTGGTGTTGAACGTGTTGTGCAACTCAACTTGAGGATAGTTGGGATCCGTGCCGTATCCCAAGGTCCAATCGTCAACGAAAGCACCGCCATCGCCATTTCCGCTGAAAACAGCGTGCATGGACGTCGATGTGATTGACGACAGAACGACGGGGCTTGGCGCTGGCGGAACCGTAGCACGATTCAGGTAAACCGTGAAGTCGGTAGGACCACCGAAGCCACTGGTTCCTGTATTTCCGAGATGGAACGTCACAAACCCTGAGGTTGAGACGTACGCAGTGCTTACCCGCTGCCATGCGGAATTTTGATGGTAGTAGAACGATCCGGAATTACTACCGTTTGGAGTTGACCAACTCCAAGGAATATGGTCACTCCAGGTCGTGCTGTTGTTCGAGTTGATCCAGAACTCAACGTTACCGCCGAGATCTCGAATCAACATGGTACCTGAACTACCGGTGCCGCGAGTGTAGTCTGTCACGGCACCTCCTAGCCAATGATCTTGAAGTAGATGTCCCCATCCGAGCCACCTGTCGGATCCGCCGTACCCGAAGTGATACCGGCAGCAGTACGATATGCCGCCTTACCAACCGGGATGAGCGCCTTGACCTGCGCGATGAAATCTCGAGTACGGTTGAGTTCACGAGCCCCCCATCGAACACGGCCTTCCTCGCCCGTATCAGGAACGAGAGGAAATCCAGCATTGGTGGCATCATCACCGATAGCCATACAACCCTCCCTTCTACGGCTGATCCGCCCACGTCTGAGGATCCAAGTTAAGATCTTCCCACACCTGGTTAAAGTCCCATGCGCTCCAAGACCCAGGTGTGATGAACTTGTTGATGGCGAGAGTTGGGTAACGCTTCTCGCCTTCGCGATCCGAAACGAAGATTTGTTCCGTGACTTGCATTTGGTTCGTTGCTCCGGTTGAACTTCGGAGCTCTACGAGATCGCCCAGATAATAATCGGTGCCGTACCGATATGTCGTGTACTGACCAATCTCACCATCAAAGGCCGAGAACTGACGATTCTGCGCCAGGGCTTCCTTGCCTCGTTGGATCATTCGAGCGGAAGCCGTCGCGGGAACGGTGTCAGTAATATCGTCAGCCTTGACGAGAAGAACGTTGCGTTCGAAGCCGGCCACTGATGGATCCACGTCAAGTGGATACACAACTTCATGACCGACAGGCGATACGACATACGCAACGTTCTTATACAACTCCAGCGTCGTCAGCGATTTGGTGTTGTACAGGTTATCCAGAGTCGGACTGAACACCACAGCCGGCAACGTATGTTGCTGTGTCGTTCGGTCACTTCCGGAATATACATCCCAATACAGCTGCGACGAAACAGGTTCGCGCACGAGCCGGAACCCGAAACCGTACGCATCAGCCAGCTGTTTGATGGCGGAATATACGGTCTGCGGATCCATCTCGTAGATGATGGAGTCTGACGGCTCAGCGATCGTGTCTACCGGGAATATAGAAGCTTCCGTCACGCCAGCAATAATGTCGCCGGCATTCAAGATTCCCGTGACACAAATATCGTGATAGATCTGCCGAGCAATCGCCATCGGAAGACCTGTCAGAATCCATTTCGGATTCGTCGTCAGATCCGTCAACGCGCCCATGGCCACGCGTTGCTCAAGAATCTTCTCGAGAGAAGGGCCGGTGACCTTGAGGAGCTGAAGGCCTTCGGCGTCGGTGGTATCCTCGACTGTCTTGATCGTCATGACACGATATGACTCGTTCATAGCCAGTTTCGTGCCTGCAACGAATCGATTACGATTCTCGTTCGTCGAGTTGACCAACAATTCAAAATCGCCATATGCGGACATACGCTCTGTCCAGATAAGCGAATTGAATCGATCGATAACGGCGCTTCGACGATTGAGAGAGTCGAGGATATACACCTCCATTACAGACCTCCGTACCGAGTGTTGTACTCGATGGTGTAGGGAACAGCCGCGCCATCCGCATAGACACGAATATGGTTATCGCCCTGTTCGAGTTCCATCCAATTGGCTTGCGGCGAAACGTAATCCAACGCAGACGTCGTGCTTCCCGTCCTCGTGAGGGTTGCGTATTTGTTCCCTGGCACCGTCGAGATCTTCACGACATCACCGGTTACCAGAGGAGCCTGAACGTCCATGGAACGTAGGGTTCCATCTGGAGGTCGGTGATAGATCGTGAACTCGGAGAGCGTTCGATTCACGTTCAGGGTGAACAACACGCCAGTCTCGACAGTGCCGTCGTATGTCACCGGCGTCTCTGTGGTACTGGCCGTGGTGTTTCCCGAAAGCGTGACCACGTCAAGATCCACAAAGTCGGGCTCGAAACACAGAATGGAAATATCCATGCCGGGTTCCTTGGCGAAGATTGTGGGTTCACATTCTTCGACTCGACCGACAATATCGACCTCCGGGCCCTCGGTGTCGTAAAATCGAAGGCTCACCGGCGTCTTGGTCATGAAGAATTTGTACATCCGATGCCGAAGAGTTCGGACCGTGGTAGTCCCATAGTCGGGCCTGAACCGAAGCTTGAACGTGATGTTTCGCTTCTCTCGCCGGCTGGAGTGATACTGCTCTCCATCCTGTTGAGCAAAGCTTGACGACACGATCGTTGCTTTAACCGGCCCAAGCCCTTCTACGTCTTCGAGGACGATGCCGTCGGAAATATCCTGAAGCTCCAGTGTTAGGAGGGCTCCGGCAACATTGCGAACTTCTACCTTCCACAGCATTACGTCGTCACCTCTCCCTTCACCTTCGACAGCTGGTTCTTCGTCTGGCGGTAGATCTCAGCTGCCGACAGAGCCTTCGGCGAGCTGTTGTACTGGTTGTAAATCGTCGTCTCCGAATGACCGGTCTCGGAGTTCTCTGCCGCGGCGTCCTGGTTCTGCTGATATCCAGAGGCTGCCGAGCGTGCTTGAGAATATGTGGCATCCACCGAGATCGGTTTCGTAGCCAACAGATCCCCAATCTGCGAAGCATTCTGCCGAATATCCGTCAGATCCAACACAGGCTGGATTCTCGGACGGTAATCGATAGAGCCATCGATAACCTTCTGGATGCCCGCAAGCGTCTTGGTGAGAGAATCGATAGCTGCATCGCCCATGGCGATGCTCGAATCCTCAACCATATCTGCTTTGTCGTCAATACCGAGTGCCATACCCTCAGACGACCAAGCACCAAGCTTGAAGAACTCCTTCGACGGGGATTTCACTCCCAAGAAATTCTTCGCAGCCTGCAGAGCTCTCGCAGCAACTTCTCGAGCCGCTTGAGCCACCTTACCGGCACCGCTGAACAAACCTCCAGTCATACCATCGATGATGGCAGACGCAAGATTTCGTCCCGCAGCGTTCATCCGGTCTTGGTTGTTTCGGATACCGTCAGCGAGCGCATTGACGTAGGCAATGATCAGGTTGATACCAGCTTGGACGACCTTGCCCGTATTGCTGGCAACACCGTTGATGTACGCCACGACAACGTCCGTGCCCGCCTTGACAACGCCACCGATATTCTTGGCAACGCCATTCAAGAACCCGATCAAAATCTTCAGGCCGGTGTCCGTCATCTTGGGAACGTGTTGCAGCATCGTGTTGAGCATGAGCTCCATCAAACGATACAGCGTCGCGATGATCTTGGGCGACAACGTATCGATGGCGTTCATGAGCGATAGCAGAACCGTCGTCAAGGCGGCTGTGATTGCCGGACCGCCGGTTCCGATAATCTCCGCAAAGCGAAGAATACCGATCGCCACCTGTTGCAGGACAAGCGGAATCAATCCCGCGAGAGCTGCAATAGCCCCAACAAGAGCTGCTGTTCCGGCCACGCCGGCAATGCTCAAAGCCGTCAAACCCGCAGAGAAGGCCAGTAGGCCAACGCCGGCCGCCAAGGTGCCGACCCCAAGAAGCAGAATCGCAGCGCCAAGACCGATCAACGTTGGAACCACGGGAGTCAGAACCGCACCAGCGACGCCGAGAACGAGGAATACGCCAGCCAGCATCAGCAAGCCTTTGCCCATTTCCTCCCACGACATCTGCCCGAACATTTGCAGAACGGGAGCCAGGATTGCTAGAGAAGCTGCTACGACAATCAATGCCGCGGCGCCCGGGAGCGCACCTGTCATGAGGTAGAGAGCCCCTGCAATAATGGCCAAAGATCCAGCCAGGGCGATCAAACCCTTGGCAATCTCTTCCCAGGACATGGAGGCCATATCCTTCAGTGCATCGCCGATCATGCTGAGCGACGCAGCCACCACCAGCACAGCCGCTGCACTGATGAGGGAAGACGGTGGGATCAAAATAAGGGCGCCGGCAACCAACGCCAGGGCCCCGGCCATAGCAGTCATACCTCGAGCGATCTCCATCCAGCTCATGCTGGACATATCCTCGAGAGCGTCGCCGATCAGACCAAGAGAAGTCGCTACGACAAGAATTGCTGCCGCAGAAAGCACCGAAGTCGGTGGAAGTAGGTAGAGTGCCCCGGCCATCAGAGCAAGACCACCGGCCATGGCAGTCAAACCACGTGCAATCTCAATCCATGACAAATTGCCCAGATCGGACAAAGCACTCGCCAGGATTTTGATAGCCGCCGCAAGGATTAGAAGGCCTGCGCCTTGGAGAACACCGCCCTTATCCGCCGCAGCGAACTTGGTAAACAGCGTAAGAGCTCCAAGAACAACGCCGACGCCGATCAAGCCCTTAGCAAGTTCTTCCCAGCTCAGACCGGCAAGGTCAGAAACCGCACTCGCAAGGACCTTCACTGCGGTGGCAAGAAGGATCATTGCTGCGCTCGTACCGATGAGCTTTGCTTCGTTCGGCATCAAATATACAACACCGACCATAGCGCCCAGCAGTGCCACAACGCCAGTCAGACCCTTGGCGAGCCCATTCCAGTCAAGCGCTGCCAGCTTGGTCACGGCAGATGCCAGAATATTCACGGCGATCGACAGAACCACCAATGCCGCACCGAGTGCGATCATATTGGCGATGTCTTTTTCGTTTGTGACCTTCTCGAAGATATAGAGCGCGCCGGCCAATTCACCGAACATCACAGCGATCGCCGTCAAGGCTCGAGTGAGACCTTCTGCGTTGACTTTCGACAATGCCACTACTGCAACAGCCAAGAGAGCAATAGCTGCCGCGATCTGCAACAGGGTTGTTGCGCGCAACGTTGTCTGCATGGTCTGCAGCGTGTTGGTCAACTCGTTGAACGGCTCTGTAATGGCCTCGAGGATTCCATCGGTGCCACTTCGAAGCTTCATGATGAAACTTGTGATCGCTAGCAATACCGCCGCTAGACCACCACTTGCAAGACCATCAAATATCTTCGAGAAGTTAGCACCCTGCATAGCGTCGGCGATTTTATCGCCAATACTAGCAAAGAACGCACCAACTTTCTGTGCGAATGGAAGAAGTGTTGTGAAAGCCTTCGACACCAACTCAGGAACGCGTTCCCAGGCGTTGATGATCGCATCAGCTACTCGAGCGATCGGAGAAAGTTTTCCAACGAATCCCGTAACCTTGTTCGCGGCGTCTCCACCGTCGAACTTGTCAAAGAGATTCCCGATCGCTTCGCCGGCCATCAGCAGCAGACGAATGGGAACAGCAAGAATCCGACCGAGGTTCTCGAAGAACTTGTGGAAGCCTTCGCCGCTCTTCAGGGCCAGACGAAGATATACGAGAAAGTCACCGATGCTTGCGGTGACATCAAGAATATCGCCGGCGCCACTCCCCGCGATGCCGAACAGATCGAACAGAACCTTCGCCAGCTCTTTGACGATATCGAAGCCGATACCGAACAGAGCAAATACGCCAGCGAACGTATGTTGTAGCTTATCCGCTGTTACACCACTGATAATCAGACGTTCGGTGAACATCCGAATGGTCGTGGTGATATCCATCAGCTGCTTGCCGGTGGTGGCCGGGAATATCTGGCGGAATGCCTGACGGATGGGTTTGATGACGGCAATGACTGCATCGAATGCGTTCTTAATCGCGTAAATCAGTGACGTACGGCCGCCGAGCTCTTTCCAGTCAGCCAGAACGTTATTACGCGCATCAGAAGAAGCACCAATGAAGTCGTTAACGGCGTTGCTAACGCCGGTGAACAAACCCTTAGCTTCGGCAAAGTCGCCGAAAATAATACGCCAGGTTTCGGCCCAACCGGAGCCGGCAGCTTCTCGGGCCGTAGCCAGCAAGGCCGACATCGTCTTGACTTCGGTCGCGGCATGTTTCGCCGTTTCCGCCATCTGTTGGATCGAAGCGATTTGGGCATCCTTAAAACCCATCGCCTTGAGCTGTGCGTCAGACAGATCGCCCGTGAACTGCTTCAGCGTGTTCAGCAAGACTTCGGATGTCAGCCACGATTTCTCACCGGGCTTCGCCATGATGGAGTCACGGAACGACTGACCGTTGATGCTCACGTTCTTCATGGAGCCGGTCAGCTTCACGACATTACTGTCGATGACTCCCATCGCAACGGCAGTCTCAGCCAGCGCTCGCTGGAAGACCGTACCACCCATACCTGCGTTGACGACCGAGTTCCAGTCCTCGAGCGAAACCCGGCCGGAGGCAATCGCTTGTGAGAGCTGGTACATGGCCGTGGAGGCCTGCTGAGCGTTAGAGCCCGACAGAGCCGCCAGGTTGGCGATACCCTTGATGGCCTCAACCGAGGTCTTGAGATCGACACCCGCTGCGGTGAAGGTACCGATATTCCGAGCCATCTCGGAGAAGTTGTAAATGGTCTGATCCGAATAGTGATTCAGCTCATCGAGAGCCTTATTCACTTCCAGAAGTCCAGTTCCAGAAACCTGGGTGTTCGCCAGAATCGTCTGGATGGAGTTCAGGTTGGTCTCATACTCCCGAAGACCACCGATAACCGGATCGACCGTCAACGACTTGACGAGTGTGGTTCCTGCGTGCAAAGCCGCCGTTGTGATATTCGACAGCGCCGTAATGCCAACGATCGACAATGCCTTGAATTTGTCGGCGATGGCTTGAACCCCGGCAGCAAGGGGATTCAGATTTGTCTTATTGGCTGCGGCGTCGAGGTCGTGAAACCCCTTGGCGGCGCCCTCGAGCTTGAGTGACTTATTGAGTGCATCCAGCGACGCCATCGTCTGGGCAACGCCAGATTGGAACTGTGCGTTGTTAAACTGCATGTTGACAACGCGATTATCGACACTACTCATGCTGAGGTCACCGCCTTCCACACTCGTTCTGCGATGTCATCAAATATCGGACGCATCGCGGGGTTGATGTAATCCCGACCGGCAACATATCCTCCGGTTCCGGTACCGTAGCCGTATTGCAGCCGGATGGCCACGGGGAAGCCATTCTCAATGTCGTTGTTCGACCAGGTGATAGATACTCCGCCACCGGTTCGAGCCACTGTATAGCTCCACGACGACGAAGCCAAACCGGACTCAACCGGAGTGGCACTCGAGAGAGCGGCTACGCCTTGACTGCCGGCTGCGTTCAGGATTCCCGAGATATCCAGTCGAGACATGGCTCTCAGAAAAGCTTCCGTTTTGGCAAAGGAGCCCGAAGAACTAATCGAGAATCCCACAAGGCTCCTTTCCATCAAGTCTTGATGATGAACTTCACGGTATTGTACGGTTGGATGTTGTTGTGAGCTCCACCACCGCCTGTGTTCTGGTTGGTGGGCGTGGTGTTCTGGGTCGGAGCCGTACGAAAACCATATGTGGTCGTGGTTCCCGAAACGTTATACAACGTTCCCGCGCCACCATCGGTAAGAGCGCCACTTCCTTGAAACCCATGAAGGTGCTGGTTCTGAATATGCGTGTGCGAAGGCATTTCAGCAGAGGTCAACGTATGTGTCTTTGCTCCGCCGGTCTTGCCTCGAGTATCAAACTCGGTCTGCGTAGTATCGAATCCGACGGGAACGCGACCGCGCATATCCGGAACATTGAACGTGGTTGAGCCGTCGCCAACACCGTAGTTCGTTCCAATGAGTGCGAAAAGCGCGGCGTACGTTGTTCGACTGATCGCTTGACCTTCGCACAAGGTCCAACCCGCAGGAGCATTTGCCGCGGGCCAGATTTTCATTTCCCCGGTTATTCCCTGGGATTCAGAATTTCCCTGCGTGCTAACCCGCTGCCACGCGGTCCATCCTCCGCCGCCTGTCGAAGTGTGATGTGTTCGGAACCACGCGTTAGCGAGTACGGTTCCGCCATTGGCGGCATACAACGTCTGCACACATCGATCGTTGGTCTGATTGACGGTGATAATACTGCCAAATCCTGTGTTGACAGACCATCCGGATCCGGAACCGATGAGCGTAATCGATACACCAACCGGATATGCTGATGGAAGAGCACTCTCCGCCGGCGCAGTGATTTGCGTGATGCGAGAAAGACCAGGATATGCCTCGAGCGTATCGATTCGGGCATCATAATTCGCGAGACTCGCAGGCGTAACTGCACGAGCAGCATCCGTATGCGCATCAGTTTCGGCTGTTGTTGCAAGTTCGACATAGCCGGCTTGGGTCGTACTGGCTGGGGGGACAGCAAGCAAAGCATCTCCGGCGTCGATCTCCGTACCGTTATGCTGCACTAGGATGAGGTGTCCGGAGCCGTCGATGTAACCATCAACGATGGCGTTGTCTTCAATCGCTTGAGAACGTGCTGCCGTAAATACGTCAACAGTACCCACAGAACCTCCTTCCTAGAGCGAACTGATCCGATACGTATAGCCGCTCACAAACACTACAGACGGCCAAGAAATTCGATACGTCCCGGATCCCAAATCTTGAACCGCTTCATCCGGACCTTCAATGGTGTAACTCCCATCCCCATTATCGGTCACTTTCAGGATGGAATTTTCATCGAAGAGCTCGAGAACTTGATCCGGATTTGGTAGTTGAGGTGTGTTGACATCACTGCCATACAACAAATCCTCAAGCGCCTCAATGGTCCAAGAATATGCATCTGCAGTTTCGATCACGAGATGCGCACTGGGCCGAGCTCCTGGAATCGTGTCGGTCGTTGTCGAGAAGTTCCAAACGAACAGATCCGTTTCGGATTGTTGGTGGGAAATCCCCGCCGGGGAAATTATCACGTTGTATACCAGATGAAGTGTTGAACTTTCGCCCTTCATCGTGCGATATGACAACCCGAAAGGATCTTTACGCCAGTCGTCGCTCAACGGCTCGTACAGCGAGTCAGGATATGTATACGCCTGGATTGTTCCCGCGAACTCCTCGGGATGCCGACGGGAATATGTCTTCGCCCCGTCAATATACCGAAACGAAAGCTCCGCGCCTGAAGTGTCATCTTGGATGGAGACTAAACCGTCCCACGTCTCGCCAGGGCCGACTCGCGGGTAGAATACACCACGATCGAGACCTGTCTCATAAAGCCGTGGTTGATTCCACGTCAATCTGGTCATGGCGAGAACAACGCAATGATCTCATCCGGCAACGGAAGGCGAGCAGTGTGACTGTCGTCTCCGTAGAGAATATCTTCCAACGCAGAGAGTGCAATCCCGTCGGCGTAACGAGAATCGACAACCATGTGTGCCGTAGGACGATATCCTGTGATGGCCGGCGCCATCGTCGCAATCGACCATGTCAGACGAAGCGGATCTACACTGTTGTCGATGGTCGAGCTCGATCGCTGCGGAGGGGCAGCAAGCGCGTTATACACGACGTGGAGTTTCAATCCGAAGTCTGTCCCATCGACGTCGTTGCCGATCATCGTCCGATATGAGAATCCGAAAGGAACACGAGGTTGTTGCGTAGCGTACAGACCGTTCTGGATCGGAACGGCTCCATCACAAGGAGCGAACTCCGGAGGGGCCGAAAACGCCGTGATGGAAGCTTCATACTCCTCGGCCGAAGACAGATTCAGGTATTTCATGCCGTCGATGTAGAACGGTCGAGGATCACCGCCTGAAGGGTTCTCCGAAACGGACAGCAATCCCATCCATGGAACACCAGGACTCGAGCCGACGTACAAAACGCCTTGGTCGACACCAGTCTCATAGAATCGTTGACCAGCGATTCCCCATTCAAGACGTGGCATGTACTCCTCCTCTCATCCTCGAGTTCCCGTTTGAGCGCGACGTTGTTGGTTGAGTTCGCGATTGCGACGAGCAATCTCTTGAGGGGTCATCTTCTTTGCCGGGGTGTTCTTCAGATTACACACTCGAATAAGTGTCAACAGACGATTCAAATGCCAATGTTGACATTCAAATGGAATCTGCATCGTGATCATCCAGTAGTAGATGAGCTCAGCTGTGATGACTTCTCGGTTACGTTGCGTGGACTGTTTCTCAGTGAACCACGTTGCCGTCATCTTCGCCGCGATGTAGTCCTGAATCTGCTTGATGTGCTTCTCGTCCAGGTGATGCAATGTTTCAGAACAGAAGTCGGGGGAAATCACCATGAACTCAATGTAAGCCAACGTCTCTTCCGGCGTCTTGTCGGAAGCGAGGAAAGCTTTCTCGAAACGTGACTCCCATTTTGAAAGTGAGACCAAAGAATGCTCGAGCTCGAGCTTCGTGGTCTCGTAGATGAACTCTTCTTTCGCTTCATCGTACGATTCCGAAAGCGTTACTTCGAGCTCGAGCATTCTTAGCCTCCCATCAGGATCAGTAGGTGAACAGCCAGTCGTCGTCCACGACGTCGGGGAACACGTAGCCGGCGTTCGGACGCGCCACGACCACCTTGCTCTGGCCCGTGGTCAGCGCCGGCTGCGCACCGGTCACGATCTCGTCGTTGATGTAGTAGGTCACGCCGGTCACCGTCGGGATGGTGATGACGTGCGTGGTGCCGTTGTACGTCGGCTCCGTCGGAGTCACCTCGGTGATGGTGCCGGCGAACAGGGCGAGAACGTCGTCCGGCGACGGAAGAGACGGATCGGTGCCGACGGTGCCGTAGAGGAAGTCCTCCAGCGCCGCCAGAGCATCGGCGTCGACCTTGGTCGAGTCGATGACGATCGTCGACGTCGGCTTGCCGCCGGCCCACGGCACCGGAGTGGTGGTGAAGTCCCACGAGAACTCGACCGCCTCGGGCGAGTCGTTGATCGTGGTGTTCGCCTTCTCCGACGGCGACGCCAGGGCTCCGTACACCAGGTGCAGCTTGTAGCCGTAGTCGGGACCGAGCAGGTCGTTGCCGATCCGCGTCCGGTACGACAGACCGAACGTCTTGCGGCTCTGCTGACCGACCGTCACGCCGACCTGAGGCTCGGCCGAGCCGTCACACTGGCCGAACTCGTCCGGGTAGGTGTAGGCGGTGATCGTTCCGCCGAACTCCTCCGCGGAAACCAGGTTCAGGTACTTGATGTTGTCCGCGTACTGCGGGTTGGCCTCGGCGCCCGACGGCGAATCGGTGATGCCCGTGAGACCGTTCCAGCCGTAGCCGGCGATGTAGGCTCCGACATTGTTGGGGATGTACAGGACACCGCGATCGACACCGGTCTCGTAAAGACGCTGGCCGACCTGGTCCCAAACGACCTTGGTCAAGGTGATCTCCCTTAGTAATACAGGTTGAAAACGTCGTGGTTCAGGTTTTGCGCCACGTAGGACCGGTTGTACAGACACAGCGGTAGCCTGGCGAGCTTTTCGACCATGCTTGTGTCCGGAGATCCGCTGGAAATATACGTCAGCATGTATCGTTGCTGAAACCGATACCCGAAGTTGTTCGCAAAGTCCGTACTTGCATTGTCTCGCTTGTAGATGATGCAAGGATACAGAATTTGGTCACCCGGGGGCGGTTGGAAATATACACGGTCTGAACCGAGCAAAGTCTCCAACATTGCTTGGAGACTAAGGCGTCGGGACGGGTCCATGATATTTTCCTCCCAACCGCAACCAGAGACGTGGCCGCCGAACGTCCACTTCGGCGACTTTCCGCAGACCCCCCTGCCACCGAATATATCGAATGGCTTGGAAGTTTTCGAACGCGTACGGATCCGCCACAATCGAGATAGCATTGCCGATAACCATTTCATCGTTAACGCTATCTGTCGACTCCCGGAGTCTGTTAGACAGTCGTTCAACGTCCCCGTAATAGGTACGCTCAACAATAGTGTCTACCCAGACTCCGGGAGCTGTTTCGACGGATTCGCCGTAACCGACCTCACCGCGAAACTTCATGGCGAGATATCGTTACGCAGCCGGACGAGAGAACGTCCAGGTGGTCTCCTCCGCCGGCGTGGACATGAAGTACCCGGTCGCCGGGTACGCCCGCACCGTCAGGTGGGCGCCAGCCGCCAGGGCCGACTGAGCACCGGAGGACAGCGTCGCGTTGGTCTCCGCGTTCTTGTAGGTCACGCCGGTCTGCGACGGGATCGTGACGACGAAGGTGGAAGTGTTGAAGGTCGGCGCCGGTGCCGTCACCTGAACGTTGGTGGTGGTCGTGGTACGGATGACCATCGCCGACTTGATCATGGTGAGTGCGCCCGACAGCCGGGTCTCGATCAGGTACTTGAACTGGTTGTAGTCGATGTCGAAGTCGTCGAACAGCGTGACCTCGCCGCCCTTGTCCGTACCGACGTTGTAGTCGGACAGGTTGACGATGACGCCGAGGATGTCGGATCCGGCCCGCTCCACGATCTGGCGCGGAACCTCCACGATCTCGTCGACGTTGAGCGCCAGGGCGAGCTCGGCCTTGTTGTTCCACAGGCGCCGGCCCAGGGTGTCCTTGGTCAGCAGCATCTCGACGATGAGCGACGGCGTCGCGTACAGCTTCGGCGAACCCGTACCCAAGTAGAACTGCCGGGCGCGGAGGATGGTCTCGACGATCTCCTCGTAGTTCGGCGTACCGGTGAGGTTGACGTACACGGGCGTCGCGAACAGCTCGTTCTCGTTCACGATCGCGCGGATGCCGGCGCCCTCGGCGGCACTTCCCGGGTCCTTGATCTTGTCCTCGTCACCGACGTCGCGGCCGTCCGAGAAGATGATGGCGGAGGCCAGCTCCTCCTCGAGCATGACGCGCATCTCGGCCTTCATGATCGGCACGATGTCGACGTCGATGTCGAGCAGGTCGTCGCGGTCCAGCTTCTGCTTCTTGTAGACCGTGGTCGGCGACGTGGTCCGACGCAGGAGACCGAACCACTCCTCCTTCTTGTAGTTCCCGGTGATGTAGCCCTTGGCCCGAGCGTCGTCCTGGGTGATGTCGGCCCAGACCGTCTTGACCCGCGAGAAGGGGCTGCGGCCCAGGCTGTTCAGCACGCCGGAGACCCACGCCGTCTGCCGCTTGATCCACTGGAAGGTGTTGCCGTCGGGGTTCTTCGCGTCCGGGAACAGGACGTCGAGGTTGGTGATCCCGTGCGCGAGACCATAGGCCTCCACCGCGGCCTTCAGCGAGCCACGACGCTCGGCGTCGGCGAGGATCCCCTTCATGGCGTCGTGAGACAACGTGTGCTGGTCCTCGCCGGCGGCCTGACCGGCCTGCTGCTCGAAGACGTTCCGCTTGCCGGTCATGTCCGAGTTGTTTCCTTCCTCGTGTTCGAGATTGTTGTCCGAACTGTCGGCCTGCGCCATGGCGTCGCCGTCCTGCTTCTGCCGAAGAGCTTCTCCGACCATGAAATGCAGAACCTGCTTCTCCTCGGGGAGCATGGCGTCGTAGATCTCCTGGATGGTCGCTCCGCCGGCATCCTCCGCGTGCTCGACCACCTCTGTTGCCGAGTGCTCCAGACCCTCCATCATCCGGATGACAGCCTCATCCTCCACCGTGGTGAAGTCGTTGGGGTCTTCCGAGTGTTGGACCTGTACGAAATCGATGACGGCCTTGGGGTTGGCGCCGGCCAACACAAGACTCACCTCGCGGATGATGCCATGAAGCACCTGCTTGGCGTGCTCCTTGAGCTGGTTTGCGAAGATGGACATGGAACGAATGTCCCCATGCAGGACCATCTTCTTGGCGTGAAGGCCGCCCGGAGTATCGTTCAGGTAGGCGTACCCGTACATGCCATCGTCACGAGCCTCGAGCTTGACGTGACCGAGGACATTCTCGACGTTGCCGTGCGTGTGCTGCCACACGAGAGGGACCGTCGCACCGTGCATGTGAGCAAATGCCTGCGGCGTGATGGTCCTACCGTCGGAGCACTTGACGCCAGCCTTCGTGACGTATCCGCTGAAGTCAGCTTCTGTCATTTTGACTGTTGCCTCCCGCTTCTGGTATTGGTGGTTGAGATGCGGTCTCCGACGGCGGAGCCGGCATGTTTGGATTCTGGAGCTTGTTGGCTTCCGGCTCCCGAGAGGGCTTCCATCCGATCACGACACGAATGTCGTTGGGCGCAGCCACCGTGTTTCGAACCAGCTTGTCGGCAATGTCGGCAATCTTGCCGATCGGAACGAGCTTGAACGGGTCACGGAAGTAGGCGATCGATTGCCCCTGCGTTCTGGCGGTCTTGGTGAGGAAAGTTCGACGCATGGCTTCAACAACAGCTTGGATGATGGGCTCAACCGTGCTGTTGTAATAGTGCAGCATGGCTTCTTCGTTGGCGGTACCGTTCATGATCTCGGGGGTGAGACCCAACTGACCATACAGCATGTTCGTCAGATACTCGACCGTCTTGAGAAGGTTGTTCTCGGCCGGTCGGTTCAGCTGTGTGATCTTTTCGGTACCATCAGCATAAGCAATGCCGTACTTACTGCTCTTCAGTTGGAACTCGATTTCGGTTCGTCTCTGCTCAGCCTGCTTACGTCGAGCTTCCGATTTCACAACGTAGGGAAGCTGAATAATGAGATCGAGTTTCCCCGAACTTGCTTGCTCATCGACGACATCCAGCAACGCCAACTTGCGGATCAATCGTTGAAGTGTCGAGTTTCGTTCATTCATGACTGCATAGAAAGGATTCTCTACGATCGCCACGAATTTCTTCTCGAGCGTGATCTCTTCCCGACGACCAACTCGTTCGTTGTAGACACTCACCCGCACGTGATTTGGGAACCACGCTTTAATTTCACCGACACGCATCGTATTGATGTCATATCCACCGGTGATGTTCGGATTGAGTGTTGTGTCAATAGGAACGATTGCTGCGCAGCCCTTGTCGAAGAGCGTCATCACAATGTCCTGCTTGAACGCCAAAGGAGCTTGATCAAGATTCGCCTGAGTCTTGAAGCACTCGTTCAGCTCGCTTCGAATATCTTCCTTGTACCTGTCGTCTTCATCCACTCGAACATGACGAATGTCGATTGCCGCGACATCCAATGAAATACGAGTATAGATGGAAGAGACAATGGACTGCTCGTTCGTTGCACTGAACCGAGAACGATCCGGCCTATTAGCGTAGCCGGAGTAATCGGAATATGATCGATCAAGCACGTCGTAATCAGGGTTCAGAAAGGCATTCCAAGCATGCGCCAACCGGTCTTTGACTCCCATCAAACCTCCTTCCTTGGCTGACCGGCCGCCATTTAACCCACGTATTGCGGCGAGTTCTTGTAGGCGTTCAGCACTTTAGTTGCGTTCTTCTTCTGCTCTCGCATTCTCGATTTGACAACGAGAACGCCAACGCCTCCAGACAGAAGAGCAGCAACGACCTTCTCGCCCGTCGTCGCTCGGCTTGCGACGGATACATCGCCACTCTTCAAGCCTTCGTCGGCGATCTTGCTGACCTTCTGAGCCAATTGCCTACGCTTAGCCTGGCTGGCGCCGACAGACTGAGCGTTCAAGGTATGAAGTTGGTTGATTCGATCGTTGTGCCGACCACGAGCCGCGTGAATATCGGCAGTTGTCGGCTTAGGGGCTTTTCGTTCGCCCCAACGCATACCTTTCACGCCGAAGTGCATGAGCTCTTCCAGCGAGGGCTTATCATCCCTCACAATTCTCATTCGAATGCCTCCCGGAATGCCTTCCATGCGATGTAGGCGTCCATCAGAGCCGCCACATTGTCGATTTTTTCGTCTTGGCGACGTTTGAGCAATTTGCGGTTTCCGTTAGTATCTTCTAGCGTGATCGCATTGCCCATGGCGAATTGCATGAGTAACTGATCGAAGATCAACATCCGCTCTTCGCTCAAGATCTTCAATTCACCAAGAGGAACGGATTCCGTACGAGCTCCCTGAATGACCTTTTCGATGGCGTAGGGACCGTTCTCAGCTTCCCATCGAGCCACAAACTCTTTGGCGTTGTATGGGTCGTAACCAAGAGCTCGAACGTCGTAACGTTGCTCCTCGATGAACCTATCGAGATCCTCGTAGACCTCCATCATGTCGAGAGTAGTACCCTCGAGAATATGAAGGCTTCCTTCATTGATGAACTCTTGATACTTCATTCGCATGGCGCCCGGGAGTTTCATGAGCGTTAGCGATGTGATATAACTTCGTGTCTTGACGCCGTACCCACGACGAAGTGGGAACAGGAACGTAAAAGCACAGAAGTCATCACCTTGGGACAAGTCTGCGCCAAGAGCACAAGGCATGTCCCAGAATTCTCGAGCCCGATGCGGAAGGGTTTCCTCGTACGTGAAGAAATACGTGTAACCTTCCATCGGAATCCCGAAACGCTTCGCTAAGATATCGTTCCTCGCGGCCGGCGCTTTCTCGGCACGTTCGACATCCAACTGATACGTCTCGTAGCTGACGGTCTTACCGAGATTCGGCTGCGCTTTAGGCCACATGCCAGGGTTGGCAACTTCTTCCAACTCGTCCAGCTTGTAATGCCAGATCGAAACATGGGGCGCAAGGTAGTCTCCCTTCAGGATATCAGCGAGCTCCATCTTGATGGTATCGCCGGATCCGTTTCGGACCGTACCTTCCGAACTGATGGCAACGATCAGCCAGTCGTCCAACTTTGAGGCGCCCTGTTCGACAGCGCCAACCACGTCCTCCCGAAGATCACCCGACAACCATTCGTCGATGGTGGAAACCTTCGGTCGAAGACCCTGAAGCTTGTTGATGGCCATCGGACGGACCTCGAGCAGAGACCCCGTGAGGAAATTCTCAATGCCCTTCTTGGTCGAAGCGAGCTTCACTCGCAACGCCCGATTCATCGTGTTTTGCAAAGAGCCTTCGGTAAGGAACTTGAAGAGCGGTCCACGGGCTCGAGTAATCGCCGTTCGGATAGGCGAAACTACCTCGTCGGCCTGCTTCATAGTGGGGGCTGTGGTAACCTGGTGTGTGGTCGAAGTATCAACATTCAAGAAATAACTCTGAATGCAGGATGCATACATCGACTTTGCCGCACCTCGAGCGACGATCAAATATTGCTTCGTCGTGAGGCGCTTCTTGACCAGTCGATTAACATACCGACCGCCATGATTGTCTGGACTTGGCTCGTACACGCTTCGCTCGACGAAGTAGTACCAACCAAATATCTGTTCTGCCCACAGTTTGAAGGTATCCAGCAGATGAAGATCACTGCCGTCCGTCAACGTGAGTTCGTTCTCGCAATAGAGAATGAATCCCTCTACTGCCTGATTGTCGTAGTAGATCGAGGGGTTGGCAATGAGCGCGTCAATGCGATTCATTTCCATGGTGATCTCCCGGTTTACCGGAATCTCGCCTCGAATCACTGCATCGCGAAATCGACCGTAGTAGATCGGTGTCGCGGTGTTTGACAGGACCATCGCCAACCTCCTCTCTAGTTCTTCTTGATGGCCTTGTCCACCTGTTTTCCAGCGACGTCGCTGACCACTCGGATCAGCTGCTGCTTGCCGACGCCCAGAAGGAGATCGGCGGCGAACCGAAGACCTTTCTCAGTTTTCGAAGGATTCAGACGCTTGAACTGCTGCTCCAGATTCATGCGATTGATCGCTTCCTGGAGCTGCTTGTTGCTCAGTGTCTTCAGTCCATCAGTCTTTGCTTGTGACTTTGCGGCGGCCGTGCGTGTGTGATCTTCCGATGCCGGCGAAGTAGTTCGGTGTCCCCATCGCATACCCTTCACCCCGTAGTGGGCGAGGATATCATCAACTTCTTTCATGTCCTCCCCTACAAGAACGGAATGAAGGCGCCGGGCTTCACGGCTGCCGGGTCGGTGTACGTACTGGTGCTGTTTCCGTCAGAGCCGTTCCAAATGCAGTATGGATCGTCACCATCGAAATATGTGCCAACAGGTTCTGGAGCGTCTTCGTAAAGGACGCTCGTGAGGAAGAAACCACTACCGCTCGTTCCATTCAACGCGTCAACGATCAGAAATATACCGTTGGCATTAGCTGGTGCGGCCAGCGTGGTCTCCGAGGCACGAATAACATTCCCGACAGGCCCGATCGTCGGAGTATTGAAATCATAACCACTAGGATATGTTTCGCCACCCGTGGAGAGCGTATAACCGACGAAGACTTGTTTCCCGCCAGTGAGTTCGAAGTCCGTTCCGTTCTTCAAATAGAAAGAAACGGTTCGAATATCTCCTGGAGCACACAGACCTGTTGGGGTTCTGATGAAACCGTTGCCCGTCAGAACCATGCCCGTGTTCCTGAGCATCCCCGTGATGGTGTCAGTACGTGCGACCGTGGTGTTGCTACTCCACCCTGTCGCGTTGTTTTTGCACGCGGGGTTTGGGCACAAATTTGTCCGGGTCGCCATTAGTACCCCTTGGTGAATGCCAAGACATACCACTTATCGGCGGTGGCGTTATAAACAGCGCCCATGAAATCGTGCTTGCCGGCCGCAGTGGACAGGACAACCGCCGTGATGTCCGTACCGAACGCGAACTTACTGCCGAGCGTGATTGTCCGACTGCCTGTACCGTCTTGGATGAACTCCCAGATGACAGATTGGCCGTCCGTCATGCCGGTCGGATTCGAGAGGGTTCGGTTGCCGCCGAGGGTCACTCGAAATCGGTTACCCGTCGTGCAGTCGGTAGCGATCGTGGCTCCGTCAGTCAGGACTTGGGTAACTCGGTTGAGATCGCCAGGGTCTCCCTGAGGGCCGGTTGCGCCAGTAGCTCCTGTTGCACCCGTAGCACCGGTTGCGCCAGTATCACCTGCAGGACCTTGAGCGCCCGTGGCTCCAGTCGCTCCGGCAGGGCCCACGAGCGAGGCGAGCCATGCGGATTCGGTACCAACGAAACCATTAGCGACCGCTACCTCGTAGGCGGATGCTCCGTCGTCACCTTGTGGTCCTTGAGATCCTGTAGCTCCTGCGGAACCCGTTGCGCCTGTCGCGCCGGTTGCTCCCGTGGCTCCAGCCGGACCGGTGTCGCCAGTGTCACCTTTGGGTCCTGCGGGACCCGTCGGACCGGTTGCGCCGGTGGCTCCTGTTGGTCCGGCTGGGCCCGTCGGACCTGCAGGACCGGGCGGGCCTTCGACTCCTTCGAGAACCGCATCCTCGAGGGCTACCTGGATGCGAACATCGATCTTGTCACGATCGATGAAGTAGGGCAAGGTGTTCCAGGTGTGAACACCATCTCCCATTTTGAACTGACCGGTGTCGATCTCAACGCCCGGTTCTCCAGCAAAGAGAACCGGATTGTCGGTCGTCCACTCAGCGGCCGGACCTCGTCGAAGTTTGAAGGTGAATTCGGAAACAGACACGGATGCACCTCCTTTCTACGGCGCGCCGCCATCGAGGATGGTAGGAAGTTCGGTGGGAGGAAGATCGAATGGGTTCACCCAGTGCACCGACTCGCGCTCGATGTTGAGACGAACCTCGAGCTCTTCGATCTGCTTGTTCATCGCCTCAATCTGGTATGACGTCTGAGGGGGATCGAAGATCGTACGAACCTTCAGGTACACGTAGGACTTCCCCATGTTGAGCTTGGGGTCGTTTCCGAAAAAGGCATCCCACGTGGCCGTCGAGTTCTCGATCATGAACCCGCCTTCAGGGCCCAAACCCAATTGAGTCAGCGTTGAGAACGCCGAGTTCGTATGGATGATGACGTCGATGTCGAACGATGTGTCATCGGCGGCGATGTGACACATCTTCTTGACATCGTTGAGAATACTGGTGGCCACGTGGGATCACCTCCTAGTGCTTGTAGCCGTAGGCGCGAAGCTTGCCTCGGGTGATGGGCCCGACCTCGCCGTCGACGCCGATGCGAGTACGACGCTGGAACTCCCGGACCCAGGCCGTAGTCTGCGGACCGAAATCACCGTCCACCGAGATCAGCTGGCCACGCTTGACCGCGACATTGCTGCGGTAGGCGGGGAAGTTGTCTCGCAGGAACTGCTGTACCCAGCGAACCTCGTCGCCCTTGGCGCCCTGGCGAAGGACATGGTTGTCCACCGGCGGAGTCGACGGGTTGCTCGGCGTGGACGTCGATGCCCACTCCCAGTTGGTGCCCGTAGCGCCGTCAGCGGACTGGGTGAAGTCGCTGTTGAAATGCACGTGATCGTCGTGCGGGTTGCGTCCTGTGTACTCGCGCGTGACGAAGTTGTCTCGGCGATGCCAGATTCGACGCCGGTAGATCACGTACCGGATCCACCAGAACTTGCCCTTGCGGAGGCCGGCGATCAGACGCTGAACCTCGTCTTCCATCGTGAGACCATTGGCCGAACGGAGATCGCGATCGGCATCCCAAGCACGAACCTCGTCCTTGCCGTCGTGATCGCTGAACTCCGGCCGCCCGGACTCGTCAGGATTGTGGCTGGAAGGGGAATCCTGGTGAGCTCGATCGCCCACGAAACCCTCGGCGCCCTTCTCGCGATTCGGGTAGGCGTGGTTGAGCTGATCCCGCCCCTCGACGAGACAGGGAACGGCAGTCCACATCAGGCGTTGTCCTCCTTGTTCTGTTCCTGGTCGACGTCCTCGTGCTGGGGACGCCAACTGCCGACGGCGTCCTGAGTCCAGGGATCCGGCTGCTCGTCACCCACATTCTCCTCGGGGTCCTCGTCGACGGGGTGGGGGTTGTTGGTCGAGACGGTGCCGTCGACCGGAGCCGAATCCTGCGGGACCTGGTCCTGCTCGGGCTGCACGTTCTCGTCGGTCATTTCTCTCCTCCTCTGTTACCCCATAACTTGGTATCGCCAGGCCTACGTTCGACAAGTACCCGCGGGGTAAATTGCCGATCCCCGTAGTGAATGGCGTTATGGGTCGTGTGTGAGACGCAGATCAGGAAGTCCGGTTCGAGAATATCGAGGTTGCCCTCGGTAATGTCCTGTACGACCATCGGGTTCATGTGATGAATGTACAAGCCTTGGTAAATATCGAATCCCGGAATTCCTAGATCACATCCGTTGTCTCGAGCGATGATTCGATGGCGTAGTTGACGCCATTCTCGAGACGTGTAGAACATTTGGTTCAAATAACGATCGGGTCCAAAGGTTCGATCGCCCACTCTACCCGACAGACTAAGGTAGCGGAATCGTTCTTCGAATGTCCTCAATCGTTTCAGTTCGGTGTAGGTCCTAATCGTCGAAGTCATCGGGCATCTCCAACGGAGGCTGGCCCTGATATGCCCGCATGGCATTCAAGGCGCTCTCGTAGAGCTCTTCCGTTCGCTTCGCCGAGGCGAACGAATCCACCTTAGCTTGCAGAAGCTCATTTTCGTGTCGCAGACGTTGAACCTCAAGCCGTTCGCGCTCAGTAGCCAGCTTCAAATAATGCGTTATCACCTGAGACGACGCAGAACCATCACGAAGCTGCTGCTCTGCCAATTGCTCGGCGAGATTGACCATCTGGTTTTCACGAGCGTGGGGAGAGGTGGCCGGCCGACGCTGCGTCGGTTCTTCCCTCGGCTCGGAAATGCGTCGAGGCACAGCCACCCCTCCTTTCAGGGTTGAATCACTCCGCCAGGATGCCGGCGTCGCGCATCTTGTCCAGCAGGGAGTTCAGCACGGTTCTCGTGGCCGCGTGGTCGGTCCGAAGCGCGTTGAACTCGGCCTCAGTGGGCGACTCACCGCCGGTGATCGCGGCCTGCGTGAGTGCAGCGACGTCCGCCTGGGCCGCCACCTGCTTGGGAACCGTCAGTGGATCGCCGGCCTCGTTGAACAGACAGAGCTGCATGGGACTTGAGTGAGAGGGACGGGTACTTCTGGGCACCACAGTCGCGATCATGGGCCTTGCAGTGGTCATTAGCTCCTCCAGCAGATGACTTCCGGGTGGGTTTTGCGGGGCAAAAAGTTTCCTCCAAAAGTCCCCGCGGGGCATTTTTTTGG